ATATATAAATTAATTATATATCGTTATGAGAGCCCCCCAGACCCGCCCCCATTGAGCAGACTTCCAGCCCCAATATACACTCCTAAAATCTATACAAATTTTTAACTGCATAGCCTCATATCCTATTTTTTTCTCCTAAAATCTATACAAAATTTTAACTGCATAGCCTCATATCCTAAAATCTATACAAATTTTTACCTGCGTATCCTTTTCTATCCATATGTCCGGTTGAATTCTAAAAAATTTTGTAGTATACTATTAGCATCATGGGACAGAGAATTTTGAAGCCAGAACAGCATGACGCAATTCGTCTTCTAGCCTCTGGCAAGTCCTTCAAAGAGGTCGCTTTGGCACTTGGTATCATTACGCAGACCCTTTATTACTGGCGCCAGCAGCCGGAGTTCATGGCCGAGCTGCAGGAGGCCTATGACGCGGTTCGGGAGGAAGTGCGTGGAATCATCGACAGTCAGGCAGTACAATCGGCCAACACGTTGGTTGCGCTTCGCGATGGCTCTGAGTCAGACAAGGTCAAGTTGGACGCTGCCAAAGACCTCCTCGACAGGGCGGGCTTCAAACCGACAGAGCGCATTGCCATCCAGGCTCAGATCGGAGTGACTCCGGAGTTGGCAGGTCTCATCCGAGACATTCTTGCCGAGAGTCGCGGTGTGGTGGACGTGCCTATCAAGGAGATTGACATGCTGCCAGAGAGGAAGACGTAGTGGAAGAGCTACGGCTTTTTCTGAAGGAGCAATGCGCCACCAACTTTTTCTTCTTCCTCAAGTTTGTCCTTGGCTTCAATGACTTGACACCTGGCTTTCACGGGCAGATCACCCGCTATATGACGCGCCCGGGCCAGTTCAAACTGATTGTAATGCCGCGTGGTCACCTCAAAACGACGATCTGCACCATCGGCTATGCCATGTGGAGGGCCCTGCATCAGCCCAACATCCGGATCCTCATTGCCAACGCCACAGCGACCAATGCCATGCACTTCGTCCGCAGCATAGGCAACACGTTGCGGAGCAATGAGAGAGTGCAGTGGTTGTGGCCGGAAGTGATTCCCCAGCCCGGGCAGACCAAGTGGACGGACACCGAAATTGAGCTTGTGCGCACGCAACATCACCCAGAGAGCACGATCGAGTCCATTGGAGTCGGTGGGACGGTGGTCAGTCGGCACTATGACCTCATTATTGAGGATGACTTGCTGGCGCCCGAGGACGGTTTCGTGACTGCAGAGATGGTCCAGAAGGTCAGCACGTGGCACAAGTACGCGACCAGCCTCTTCGTCAACCCCCAATTGGGAGAGCAAGTGGTGGTTGGGACGCGGTGGCTGTACGATGATTTCATCTCCTATCTGTTTGAGAATGAGAAGTGGTTCCTTCCGTGCCTGTATACGGGTGTGTATGATGATGGGATGAGGCCCGTTTGGCCCGAGAGGTTCACGAGTGATGTGCTGGATAGGGTGTTGGACCAGCAAGGGCCCAAGATTTTCAGCACGCAGTATATGAATGATCCGGTCCATGAGGACGCGAGGTCCTTTGACAGTGCATGGTTTCGTTATTATACACAGTTCCCACCAGTCAATGACCGGGGTGAGGCACGTGTTTTTCGATGTGTTACCGCCGTTGATCCTGCGATCAGCCAGAGGAAGCACGGGGACTTCAGCGCAATTGTTACTGTCGCGACGCTTTCTGACCGCACTCGATACATTGTTGACGCGAGGAGAGGGCGGTGGGGCGTAGATGAGCTCATTGATCATGTGTTTGAGGTGTATCGTCAGTGGAAACCTAGCAGGATTGGCCTTGAGACAGTGATGTTTCAGAAGGCGTTGCTGTGGCCCTTCCGCGAAGCCATGCGGAGGGAAGAGACCAACCTGCCCATCATCGAGTTGAGGCCCTCCAGCCGCGTCACGAAGGAGGGTCGCATCCAGGCGTTGCATGAGTTTTTCAGTAATGGGAGCCTCTGGCTCAATAGGGAGCACAGGGAGTTGATGACGGAGCTCCAGGGTTGGCCGGCAATTTCGCATGATGACCTGTTGGACGCTCTGGCGTATGCGATGCAAATGCTGGTCTACCCGGCCAAAGAGCAAGAATTGGTCACGCCGAACATAAACTCTTTCGAGGTTATCAAGAAAGAGTTGGACAGAAAGCGCAACGCAGTTGCTGGTCCCTTCGTGTGGCCTCTAGCAGGCAGGCAGGCAGCAGTGCTTGCGCGGAATGTGTTGCCTCAGACGGAGGAGGAGATACTGGAGGCCATGATTGCCAGCCGAGAGTAGGGCTCAGCAGCGCTTCATGGGCATGATGTTGCGCAATCCTAGGCTGCGTGAAGTCCGCAACATCTCGTTGACGACTGCGAGGGACTTTGCCCGTGTGTCCCTTCGGCACCCGATACCGGAGAGAGCTGGCCAAGAGGGCTACAAACGGAGGATGCATCGTGCGTAAACGACGTGAGCGGGTGAAGAGGGACAGGGCGATTGGCGGAGATCCCCTTCTGGATAGACTGGAGGAGTCGCATAGGACGCCCCAGGATACGCGGGCTGACACGCTCAACTTCGTGGACAGCGTGAAGAGGGACATGATGAAGGGTCGGTCGAAGAGGCGTGTGTGATTTGGTTGTCACTCGTGCTGCTGGCTGGCTGTTCGTCAGTGAGCCCTGTGCTGTCCAAGGACACAGAGCTGCATACGTGCCATTCGATCGAGGCGCCACTGACGGTGGGCCTTGGCATAAACTTCTTTATTCTGAAGAACGACTTCAATGACTGTACGGATGAAGAGGGTAAGAAGAAATTGAAAGGAGGGAAGGACGATGGCGCTAAGGAAAGGTAGGATGGAAGTGCCGAAGATGCGCAAAGGGCGCACGAGCCCACTGATCACTGCACTGCATGGTGAGGCAGGTAGTGGTCTGCGCAAGCCCGCGGGCCAGGCAAGGGTCTCGACGGGTATGATGCATAACTTCATTAACGCTAAGAGGGGGGGTGCTAGGTAATGCCGAAGGACGACTACGATCCGACTAAGAACAGTGGCAAGCAGCCATGGACTGGCATTTGCAGTCCGCTACAGACCCAGCCGATGGACGGCGTGTTCGATCGGACGGGCTCGACGCTGCCAAGCTCGGCGGCCAAACCGAAGCACTGATCTGGCTGGGGGATCTTTGCCTGTGTGTCTGGTGCGGTGCCTGGCATGAGGCGTGGAGGGTCGAGTGCCCCTTGAGGGAAAGCTAGAGTATTGGAAAGAGGAGATCAGGAAGGCCAGACTCTACCTGGATCACAAGAACAGGATTAATAAGTGGAAGGATTATAGGAAGTGGTACAGGAATGAGTACCCAGAGAGCATGGTCAGTGTGAATAAGGTGTTTGGCATCGGCCGTGCCATGGTCCCTCAGCTGTACTTCAAGGCGCCCACGATCCTGGTGCGTCCTCGGAAACCCAACGCCAGCCAGCAGGCAAAGATCCTGGAGGCCATCGACGCCTGGCTCATTGACCATATGGGATTGAAGAGCCAGATAAAGTACATGATCCTGGACGCATTCCAGGTTAACATAGGAGTGATCAAGTTTGGCTATCACTCGATTGGCACTGAGTTGCCGCCACCCAGCGATGAGGCCACCGAAGGCGTTGCCGAGATGTTGGGTGCTCAGCCAGAGGAGTTGACTGATGAGCTGGAGCAACGCAAGTGGTCCTATCATGATTATATCAAGCCCAATACGCCGTGGGGCCTTCGCATCAGGCCTGAGGATGTACTTGTGCCTTGGGGCTATGTTGATGAGCATGAGGCCCCGTGGATGGCATTTCGTATTGTGCGGGATTTGGAGGACGTGAAAAAGGATCCAGTGTACAAGAACCAGGCTGGGCTGAAGGCCAACCTCAAGATCGACGTGTCACCGAGTAATACGAAGTCGCCCAATATGTTCGGGGAGTTGGCGACGAAGGCCGAGTTCTTGGAGTATTATGAGATTTGGGACAAGCGCGATGGCACCATTCGGGTCATGGTCAAGGAGCATGATAAGTGGTTGAGGGATGAAGAGCATGAGCTTCCGATCAAGGGCTTTCCTGCCGTCGTGATGAGGTTTAATCCGGATTGTGAAGATTTTTGGGGCGTCAGCGATGTCGAGCAGATCCGGAAGCAGGTCAATGAGCTGAATGAGAATAGGACGCATGAGATTGAGACCAAGCGCCTGGCGAATGTGAAGGGCGTTGTGGACACGAATGTGGTGAAAGAGGATGAGTTGCAGAAGCTGGAGAAGGGCAAACCTGGTCCGATCATTAGGGGAGAGGGAAATGTGCAGGCGGCCTTTGCGCAGTGGGAGATGAAGGTTCCTCCGGATTTCTTCCGTGTGGATGATACTATTGATAAGGACATCCGGGAGGTCATCGGTTTTAGTCGGAACCAGGCGGGCGAGTTTGATGTGCCCCGGAGGACGGCGACCGAGGCCAACCTGGTGCAAAGCGCTCATGAGCTGAGGGCCGATGAGCGCAGGGACATAGTGGCGGATGTGGTCAAGGAGTCCTTTCAGGACAAGATTCATCCGATGATCTTCGAGTTCTGGACGGACGAGCGCGTCATTGAGGTTGCGGCATTGCAGGGTTGGTACAAGTATACAGGGCCCCAGATCCGAGGGGATTATGATTTGGATGTCGTGCCGGACTCGGCCCTCCCGATCAGTAGGCAGCAAGAGCAGCAAATGAGCCAGCAAATGTTCCAGATGTTCAAGGGCGATCCGATGATCAAGCAGAGAGAGTTGTATGTACGAGTCATGAATGTCTTTAAGGATTTGATTCCGGATCCCGATCAGCTGTTGGAGGATCCGCAGGTAGTGCAGCAGAAGCAACAGGCCATGCAGCAGCAGGCACAGAGGGGGGCTGGGCGTGGCCGTTAAGCGCGACTATGAGTGTGTCAGGTGTGGTGAAGTGCGCGAGGCTGTTGGCGAGCCCTGGATGGGCTTGGTGTGTAGTTGTGGTAGCGTCATGATGTATATTGTGACGCTCAGCAAAGCGCAGCCAGCGACGGATGCGCTGTGGCCGTTATGGCATCCCCATCTTGGTCATGAACCGACTGAGATACGGGGGTGGGGGCATTTCAAACAGGTGCTGAAAGAGCGCAATTTGAGCAATGTGCTCGGGAGCTAACTAACATGGCAGATGAGAAGGAAGTTCAGCCTCCGGCTGACAATCCGTTGCAGGCGACTGTTGACCAGCTGCAGCAAAAGAACAATGAGTATGAGAAGTTGCTGCTGGATCCCACCTATTTGGACTTCCTGGCCAATGGCAACAATCGGCAGGCGGTCCAGCGAGTGGCGCAACAGCAAGCTCCTTCCCCGGGCCAGGTCGATTGGGATTCTATGACCAATAAGGACTTGGCGGAGTATATGGTTGCTACAATGAGGGGCATGCTCAATAGTGCCGTGGTGCCGATGCAGCAGACGCAGCAGGTCAGAGACGCTATGCAGCAGGTGCAGGCTGCGCAACAGAAGTATCCGGACTTTGTCGAGTACAAGGATTCGATGCTACGCATTGCTCAAAGGAACCCCAACATAACGGCGGAAGAGGCGTACCACATTGCAAAAGGACAAAATCCCAGAAGGCCCACAGCGCCCAAGAAGTCAGCGGGCAGTCCGCCGGCAGGAGGCGGCAGCACGGCCTCGGCAGCGGACAAAGGTTTCAATAGCGCCTTTTTGAAGGCTTGGGAGGCTGCAGGGTTGGGGGCTAACAGAGGAGATTCATAAATGGCAGCACCAGCCAACCTGACAGAACAGTTTGACACGTTGTACAGCACAACGTGGCAGCACATGAGGGAAGAGAGTGTTGATAACATCTTTCGGGCAACACCCCTCTACTACTGGCTGAATTCGCAGAAGAGGATCAGGAGGGAGACGGGTGGTAGGTGGATTGGCGTGCAGCTGATGTATGCCAAAAATACGACAGTGCAAACGCTTGGACCTGGTGGCGTTGTCGATATTACGCCTCAGGATCCGCTGACCACGGCCAAGTTCGATTGGAAGTGGCTTGCTGGCTCCGTCATTCGGCTGTTTGCAGAGGATCGGATGAACACGGGCATGCAAGCCATTATGAATTTGGTCCAGCAGAAGCTGAAGAACCTGGAACTGTCTATGATTGACAAGCAGGAGCTGATGGGCTTTGCGGATGGGACAGGCAATGGTGGCCTTGACTTTGATGGCCTGGGCAATTTGGTGAGTACGACATCAGGCCTGACGGTTGGAGGCATTTCTTCGTCCGCACAGACCTGGTGGGACAACCTGCGCAGGACGTATGTGGCGGGCAATGGCATTCGGAAGGAGCTCACCACGTCGTACAATACTGTGTCGATTGGAAACGATCATCCGACGTTTGGGCTGACGACACAGAGTATCTACGAGATGTATGAGGACACGCTGACGAACGTGCTGCGGATTCAGAGCAACTTGTTTGGCGATGCGGGGTTTGAGTCGCTCGGATTTAAGGGCGCTGGTGTGTGTTTCGCACCGAGTTGCCCAGCCACCAACTTTTATTGGCTGAATGAGCGCTATATTGAGATGGTGGTGGAGACAGGCGCGGATTATGTCATGACGGACTGGAAGCCGATTCCCAACCAGCTAGATCGAGTGGCCCAGGTCGTGACGATGGGCAATCTCGTGACCAACAACCGCAGGATGCAGATGGTCCTGACGGCCGTTTCATAGGAGGCGTTCATGGCAATGCAGCTGACAGCGCCGCTGCACGGGGACTTTATCAGTGGCCCTGGCATGGTAATTCCCCTAGCGGACCAGACGGCAACGACGGCAAGCCAGCAGTTTGTCGGTACTGGAGGCCGAAACGTGGCGGCACAGTGGATTTCGGCTATCGTGATGCTGAAGAGTTTCACGGTTGGCACGGGTACGGTCTATCCGATGTTCGCGTTGGAGGCGGCAGACAATACGGGATTCACGACCAATCGGCGAAGGATTGCACAGACTCAGCCCCTGTTGCTTGAGGCAATTGCGGCAATTCCAGGCACGAACCCCATTACGACGTTCTTCCTGGAGGGCGTGTGCCCGGATGGTGGCAAGAACTGGGTCAGGATTGTGGTGCTGTTCAATGGTACGTCCAGCGGCGTCTTTGATGTGATTATCGCAGGAGCGTAGAGATGCCTACGCTGTTTGCGATCGGCGCCAATCCGGACCTCAGGTGGATCGGAATCAGTGTCGTAGGGCCAGCCAGTTATGTGACGGGGGGCTTTGATCCGGGGTTTCCGTCGGTGGGAGCTCCTGTTTTGATCGTGGGTGATGTGCAGGGGGGCTTCTTTCTGCAGGGGGATTATGCGAATAAGAAGGTGAAAGTGTTTTGGTGCGCAGGATCTGGTGCGGCAGCGGTTGAGGTTACGGCAGCGACCAACTTGAGTGGCACGACGTTCAGGGTTGTGGCGGCGTGGAAGGAGTAAGAGGGTGACTCCCAACGACATGTTTAATCGGGCACTGGTGGAGTTGCAGTCGGATGGGAGTCGCGCTTTGGAGACGGGCCAGACTCTGTTGGGCTTTTTGCAGCAGAGTCTGACGCTCGTTGCGGATGATGTATTTGATGCGTGGGTGTTTGAGTGGTCATTTACTACCCAACCGCCCATGAATACACAGTTGGGTGTGGCTGTGTACAATGTGCCCGACGAGGTGATTGAGGTAATTGATATTGTGCTGGACACGGGCGCCATCGATACGAGGAAATTGAGACGGCTTCCGCTGAGGACGTTTCGGTACAAGTGGGCAGCGTTGAAGTATTTGCCCATGGACAAGCCCATTGAGTGGTGCCAGTTGAGTGATACACAGTTCATGGTGGCCCCCAGGCCGAACAATTCGGTGTACACGATGACGGTTGAGGGCGCATCGAGAGTGTCTCCTGTGGATCCCAGCAATTATGGTGTTGAGTTTCCGATCATGCCCAGCAGGCACCATGAGAGCATTGTGTACGGGCTGGCGCTGAGAGGTGCGGAGGCGCTGAAGGACTATGGCCTGGTTGAGAAGATGACGACCAGGTATAAGGAAATTGTGAATAGGATGATTACGGAGGACAAGAGGCAGCCAGATACCGAGTACGAGTTCAAGCCGTTCAGGGCTCAGCCAGTTATGTACACGACGGATTACTGGGCCAACCCGTTTGTGAGGGACGTGAACTAATGGCACTTCCAGCGACGTTTGATCCCACAGTTCCTTCAGGCACAGAGGACATTAGTTTGGGGGATGACAGGATAAGGGCCGTCACGCTGGCCATTGTGGATGCGTTTGGCATTCCTGCAGCGACGGCGGTTGCGAATGCCATAATGAATGTGACGGCTGCGGGGCTGAAGAATGTGGTGCTGCAGGACGCAGCGAGTGACCCAGTGGCTGCAGGCCAGCTTCAGCGGAATGGGTCACTGTTGAAGTTTCATTCGGGTGCGGGTGGCGTTGTGACGTTGGCGACTGCTGCAGCTCCTGGTGGCAGTATTGCGCTGGCGGGCACGCTGAGGGCTCCTGGAACGAATGGGCAGTATACCACATCGAGTCCAACGTACACGGATGTCGATATTACGAATTTGAAGGCGACGGTCAATGTACCGGCGGGTGCAAAGTTTATTTTGGTGTGGGGTGTTGCGACGCTAACGTGTCCGGCCAATACGATTGGCGATGCTGTAGATCATGTGAGCGTGTTGGCGGCAGGAACGCGGGTGGCGCAAACAGGGTTCATAAGTACTGGGGTATTTGGCGGAGTGAATGTGTTCAATGACGTGACGCTGTTTGGTGTTGTGGCGAATCCGCCTTCTGGGAGCAGGACGATTGCAATGCAGTTTCGGGGGCAGACGTCAGGGCCTCCATTTCCTGTCACGATTCAGGACAAGCCAGTGCAGTGGATTGAGGGCGGTGCAGTGGGAACTGGTGGTCAGTACAATTTGGCGCAGTTGATGTATGTGGTGACAACGTGATCAGTCCGATTATATTGGCTCGGGATTATGACACGTTGTTGAGGAATTTGAACGATTTGTTTAGGCAGCTGGTCAGTACGTTGACGGGGTTGGTCAATAGGACGGTGGCGGGGTCGGCGACGATCAGTGGGTCAGCGACGTCTGTGCCTGTGGCCCTTGTGCCCCCGCAACCGGATACAAATTATGTGGTGACGGTGGGAAATCCGATTGCGATAGCAGGAACGCCTGCGTTGACCACTGCGTATGCGACGACGTTCAGCACGACAGGATTTGTGATTCAGGTGGCAGCGGCTCCTGGCGTTGGCAATACGTATTTTGTGTCGTGGAACTTGACGCGGTTGAATCCGATACCCTAATGGGCTCATTTCCGTTGCAGAGCGTGCAGAGGGGCATTGTGCTGAGTGTCCCGAGGCATATGATTCCTGATGGCGGGTATTATACGTCGGACGGAATGAGTATGTATCAGGGGGCGTTGACCCTGGCGCCTGGGTATACTAAGTTTAATGCGGGCCAGAACTTGGGCGCGCCTGTGATGGACTTGGAGTACTTTCGGGACAGTCAGAGCGTTGGACATTTGGTGGCCATGACGACGCTGCAGGCGTACAAGTACGTGACGCCCAATTTTGTGGATATAACGAATGTGAGTGGCAATTATACGGGCACCCTGGATGACTTTTGGCTGACGGACATTTGTCCAAATGTTGCGGGGCCCGACACGTTGTGGTTTGTGGCGACGAATGGTAAGGATCCGGTCCAGAAGTGGGATGGTACGAATGCGACGCGCTTTGTCAATTTGTTAGGAGGCATGCCTGCGGATAGTGGGTTTCATTACAGTAAGGCCATTTCGATGTTTCAGGGTAGCCTCTTTCATCTGAATAGGAAAGAGGCGGGTAAGCAGATCACGAGGAAGGTGGTGTGGAGTGATACGGGTCGTATTGAGACTTATGGCCTGGGCAATGGTATTGCTGGGGATTTTGTTCTGTTTCAGGGTTTTGATGAGGGCCTCAGGCTGGAACCTCTGAGCAATTATTTGGTGGCGTATCGGCGCCAGAGCGTGCACCTCATTTCGCTGATTGGTGGTGCGTTTGTGTTTGGGCAGCAACAGATTGTGGACGGGGTGGGGCTTTTGGCTGCGAGGGCGTGTTTGAATTTGGACACGCGGCATTTGTTCTTGGGCAGTGACGATGTGTATTTGTTTAATGGTGTGGATCTGGAAACGGTTGGGAATGAGATAAGGGATCAGATGTTTTCAGAGATTGATCAGTCAGTGGCGGATCGGAGTTTGATTGCGTATAATGCGGTACGGAATCAGGCGGCCATCATTGTGCCGGGTCCGGGGAATCAAGGGTATCCGAATACGTGGTGGTTGTGGAACTTGAACACTGGCGTGTGGAGTGGTCCGATAAGGAATAGACCGGTGACGGGCTCTGGAGAGTATTTCCGGAGTTCCAATATTACGTGGAACAGTTTGGCTGGCAATACGTGGAACGCGATGGTGGGCAGTTGGGACAGCAAGGTCAATGCGACGACGTTGCCCATCGTGTTGTTTGGCCAGGCGAATGGAATTGTGTACCAGTTGGATGAGAGCACGGTGCTGGCGGACAGCGTTGTGGTCAGTGGCAGGCTTGAGTCGAGGGCTGTGTACCCTGGCGGCATTTTGCAACCGCCTGCGGAAGAAGTTGTGGCGACAGAGTTCTTGCCGCTGACGAGTGGAGCAGGGGCGGGAATGGTTGGCTGGTATTTGGGTGTGAGTGACAATCCGATGGGGCCCTTTGTGTACACGGGACCTGTGTTTAGGGGCCCTAGGGGCCTTGTGAAGTTCAAGCCGACAAGGGGGAAATGGTTTGTCATTGCCGGGGAAGCGTCGAATAATTGTGCCATCTCAGGGGGCGTCCTCGGCTTTGAGAGGGGTTGGACAAATCCCCCCAGCTGATCCAGAACGTATTGCAGAGGCGTTGAAAGGGGTGTTGATGTATGGAAAGTGTACTGAGTGTGGATGGGAAGGAAGAGTTGACCAGCATTCCCATGTTGCATCGTGTGGACTCGATCGACACTCTCCAGCAGCTGATGCCCTTTCTGAGCCACAATGAAAAGTTGATGTCATATGTGTTGAGGAACTTTAGGGACCCCAACACGTTGATATTGGCTGCTGGCAGGAGTTGCTTGGTGATGTCGATGTTGGAACATGATTTTTTTGGCAAGGTCGGGTTGCTGGCTTGGGTGCAGAATCCGGATCATTTTCCTGGGAAGAAGGGGTTGGAGCTGGCGTACGGCTGGGCGCAGTCGAGGGGAGCAACCCAGGTGGTGGCCTTTCTGGATCAGGAAATGAGTCCGTGGAAGAAATTGAGGGGCCTCATGAGACTGTCTGGAATGGTGCCTTTCCGGATGGTCTTCGCTAAGGAGCTGTAGCGTGGGCGGCTTTTTCGGTGGGGGACAGGATACAAAGACTACTACGACGAGTGAGGTCTCTCCAGCCCAAACAAATCTGATTAATCTGCTGACACCCATGCAAGTGGCGTTGGCACAGATGCAGACCGGGGCGTCGGGGATGGGAACGGGGTTGATGGAGCAGTACATTGGCAGGTTGTTGGGTGTGAATTATGGTGGCCCCAATTCCCCAGTGTATGCGAATCCGCAGAATCCCCAAGATCCTGGTGGAAGCGCAGGAGGTCAGGGCGTAGACATTCCGACTGAATCAGTTCCTGGGCCTACGGGCTATGATCCTGACTCAGGTACTGATAGGCCGGTAGGAAAGACTAATGGAATGGCCAAGGGTGATGCGCCCACGTACACAGGTGCCACTGGTAAGGTGGTGACTGGGGCTGGGGGAGGAGCACCAGGAGGAACACCCCAGGGACAGAACCAGTATCCTGGCAGCCCGATTCAGTATCCTCAGTTGGGTGCCAGTACGCTGCCCCAGGGTCAGTTGCCTGTTCAGGCGCTGTACCAGGCTGGACCCAATGAGATGGCGTATCCGGGTATGGTGGAGCAGATGAACGCTCCGCTGGCTCAGGCTTTGGGCCAACAGTTTGGCAGTCAGGGTCAGTATGGCGCGAATATGCAGGGTCTGTCGGGCATGTATGCGGGAATGATGCCCGGACAGGTGAATGCGGCCAATCAGCAGGTTGGAATGGCCAATCAGCAAGTTGGAATGGCAAATGAGATATTGCAGGGGAAGGGCGCAGGGGCGGGTTTGGACCCTGGTGGATTGTTGGCGGCGGCCACGGAACAGTTCAATGCTGATACCCTTCCGCAGATTCAAGGCACTGCGCTGGGGGCTGGAGCCTTTGGAGGTAGTGGTCAATCGGCGTTGACAGGTACTGCGGCACGGAATTTCGGGTTGGGAGCAGGAAGTGCGATTGCTCAGCAGGCGGCATCGCTGGCAAATGCTCGGAGCAATATGGGTTCGACAGCGGCAAGCTTTGCCAACCCGTACCTGCAGGGCGGCGGACTTCTTAATCAGGGTGGTGGGTTGTTCAATCAGGGCGCTCAGGTCACAGGAGGTTTGGGTCAGGGCGCCTTGGGTCAGCAGAGTGGACTGGCACAGGTCATTAGTCAGTTGGGGCTGTCGGGTCCTGGCGAGGCTTCGAAGCTGGATACACTGTTGCGGAATTTGGGGATTCAGGGCAGCCAGGCGCCAATCGCATTGATGCAGGCGTTGACGGGTGCTGGAAGCGGGATGCCGAGTATTCAGGCGCCTTTGCCAGCGGCCAGTACAACGCAGACAACGGGTCAGGCACCTAGTGGGGGCGCTCAGGCTGGACAGGCGGTAAGCAGTATTCTACCACTGATTATGATGTTAGCGATGGCGTAGGAGGTGAGCTGAAATGCCAATGGGCGGTTTCGACCTGAGCGGCGGATTGGCGCAGGCTTTTCAGTTGATGAACTATATGGAAGCGTTGAAGAAGCGAAGGTTGGAGAAAGAGAATCCGTTGCCTGGCTTTGAGAGGGAGTTGGAACAGGAAGAGGGTCGGTTGGGTCCTGAAGAGAGTATGGATGATCCTCGGTACCAAGAGTACGTGCGGCAGCTTCAGAGGTTGCATGGCATGAGTGGCGAGGATCCCCGGGTGTCGGAATTGCTGAAGGGCAGGAAGAGCAAGGCCAAGCAGAAGCGGTTGGAGGATGCCAGGCGACATATGGCCGAGATGTTGCATGAGGTATCTCAGTTTGACCAGCAGGCGGCGTTGAATGAGGGTGTGATGAGTCAGAACCCAGAGATGTGGAAGCAGTTGCAACCTCACTTGAAGTCCGCCAGGCAGTCCATGCTCAATTCGGGGAAGCGGATGTTTGAGACAATGTATCCGGATTTGGTAGGAGATAAAGAGTTTCAGGATATGATGAACCAGCACGTGATTGAAAGCGTGTTGGGTTCAACATCACCGGGTGGTCCCAATCAGCAGGGGTTGCCAGAGGGCGGTCAGCAACCCGCGTTGCCAATGTCGACGGTGGGTCCGTTGCAGGGGCAGTATGGGTTCCCTCAGCAGCAGGCCGGCAATCCGCAGAGTCCATATTGGCAGGAAATAAATAGGAGACGTGGCGTTGGCCGTTGAAGACGATTTTCCTGGACTGAAGTGGGAAATTGACACGCTGCGGGCTAATGATCTGTCTGATGATGAGATCACGAGGGCCATTGCAGACAGGGCAGCGTTTCATCAGAAGGCGGGCTATAGCAATGACGCGATAAACGCTTGGTTGAAGGGTCGGCCAGGCCCCATTGGATTGAATTTGCAGCCTGGCAGGTCTCCGACCCAGAAACAGTTGGAGACCCTGCAGGCGTTTGAGAGGAGTAGGGACTATAGGAAGGAGCCGTTTCAGGATCAGTACAAGCGGGAGGCATGGGAAGGTGGGGGCCTGTATAGGGCCTTGAGCCAAGCGGCAACGTATGCAGGCAAGTTTGGGCAGGAAATGCTTGATTCGGGTATGGAGTCATTGCACAGATTGAAGGAGGGCTTGGCAGAGGGGCCTAGGCAGTTTGAGAGTGGCGTCAGGACGATGGTGGCTACTGATGCAACTCCATTGCAGAGGGTGCTGGGAGGAGCAGAGGCTGGCCTTTCGGTACTGTCTCCAGTGAGCGCTGTGGCGGGTGCGGTGTTTGGACCGATGATGAGCAGGGGTGGATCTCCTGTGTTGGAGGGTTTGGGAGTTCCACATGATATTGCGTATCATCCAGTCACGCAGATGTTGGGCGAGACTGCATTGAGCCTTCCGTTCATGGGGCCTGCTGCGATGGAAGCAAGGCTTCCGGGTGCGGTCAGGGCTACGCTGGCGATGGAAAAGGCTACACAGGCAGGTGCGATGACGCTGGCGAAGTTGCGGAAACTCCCGGTGACAGATCCTGCGCGCAGGCAGATGATCGAGAATTTGACTCGAGTGCAGGAAATGGGCCCAGAGGCTCCTCCTGAAGCTACTCCAGCAACGCCTGCTCCTCCTCCAGCAGCCCCACAAGGACCTCAGATGAGTGGCAGTCGGCCAACGCTGGCGGACGCTTCGCAGTCTGAACGCAAGGTGCCCATTGAGAAGGTGGAGACTCCTGAGGGCCCAGCCAGTGTAGTTGATCGGTTGGAGGATGGCGAAACTCTTGTGGCGAAGTTGCCAGAGGATCAGCCAGCCACCGTGTTGAAGAATCTGGAGGAGCACACTCCCGATCGGATGCCTCCCGAGGAGGAGTTGCCCACGACGGGGCAGGTTCGTGAGCCTGCTGCTCCTCCAGTTACTACACGGACGGGAAGGCCACCAACGCCTGAGGAAATGGCAGAGACGGAGGCTGCGCCTGAGCCGACTGCTGCGGAACGGAGGTTTACTCCAGAGCAGGCTAGGCTGGTGAGCGCGAGTCGGGTTGCGAGGACACAGGGGATTTCGATTGAGGAGGCGAAGAAAGTTGTCGAAGGCTTGCCTTTGCCCAGACTGCAGGCTATGGCTGCAACAGAACTCAGAGAGCATAGGCTCAGATCTGGAGAGCTTACAGGGCGTCCTGGAAGACCTAGAGAGGCTGAGGCGCGGAAAGCTGGTCAAGCTGACCTCGTGGGCGGTTTCGATCCAGCTCTTGAGGCAGCTCCTCGCGAAACGGAAGGTGCGTTTGGTGAGATGCAACCGGAAGGGCCCCAGGAAAGGATCAGGAAGGCCGTCAGACAGCAGGAAGTGATCATGCCTGCGGATGTGGGTCCGAAGTTGACACCTGCGGATGTGGGCATTCCTGTGTACGGGCAGATCAAGAAGATAGCCGATAGTAAGGGGTATGAGTTGTATGTGCAGAAGGGTGATGTGTATTTGTTGAAGGATGGAGGGACGAATGAGAAGTTCAAGTCGTTGCGGGAGGCGAATGCGTTTTTGATGGGCAAGGACGCAAAGCCCAAGCAGCCAGTTGAGGTCAAGTCGAGTGGCACTGGCGAGACGGCGCTCGAGGCTGCAATGAAGGGCAAGAAGTTGACTGCTGAACAAGAGATCAATGTGGCCAAGCAGAAGGCGTATGTCAAGAATACGCCGCCATTGGACCAGGTGGGAGATCCGGGAAAGATACGAGTGGATTTGGTGAACCCCTCGGAGAAGGTGGAAATGGGTGAGGGGCAGCTGATTGGCACTGTCGAGGATGTGGGCAATCAGCATCAGGCAGTGAAGTTGATGAAAAAGCTGAGGGAGCAGGACGGACTTGATTCGGTGATGATGAAGAAGCCAGATGGCGGCTTTGAAGTAATGTATTATAAGGAGTTGACCCCAGAAGTCAGTAAGATGAAGTTGCTGTATCGGAGGGTCCTCAGCAAGGGTGAGGCGGATTTGAAGCCTACGGAAACGAGGGCCTTGGGCAAGGCCTTTGGCATTTCGGATGAAAAGATACAGGAGTTTGTGGATCATTTGCATGGCCCCCAGGCGATAAGGCCAATCAGTGGTGGTGCACCCACTCCGATGGAAAGCTTTTTGCAGAAGGTGGGTGGATACGTGCCGAGTGGGAGTAAGGTGCGGTTTGCCAATCCGTTGGCAGGTGGTGCAGTGAGTGGAAGTCGGATGATTCGGAGCGCTTGGAGGAGTTTGTTCTGGAATGAGAGGGCGTATGACTTTAGGATGAAGGGGTTTACGCAGGTTGTGGAGGGGATGAAGAAGGCTGTGCCTGATGTGGGAAGGGCACAGGCGTTGAAGGAAGGTAGCGTTTTGCCCGCTACGGACGAGGAACGGAGACTTGTCAATCAGGTGCAGTCGATTACGCGGGACTTTGCGGAGCGTGCCAGAGGTCAGGACATGAGTCCCTTGGCCAAGGAGCTGGAGTTCTTTGGGCAAGATGCTGGGAGCATCAATAGTGTGTGGCGGGCGTTCCGGGATGAGTTCCACACGGTCCAGAGGCACAGCGACCTGAGTCCTGCGTTGAAGGCCAAACTGACGCCGCAGGAGTTCAGTCGGTACCAAAATGCGTTGTTCAGGTACACAAACGCGGGTACGGTACCGAAGCCGTTGCTGGCAGAGATGAAGGACAAGCTGTTCAACATGAGTGACGTGGTGGGGCAGTGGGACAATTTGCCAGGCTTTATCACGTCGCGGCTTCCGCGAGAGTTCTTTGAGAATTTCTTCTTGCCAAAGACGGGGAGTGCGCAGCGCTTTGGCAAGAATTTCTATAAGGATCTGGAGTCCTATATTGATCGGGTTGAGTCCAGTCTCAATTTTCAGCCTTGGTTGAAGCAGTGGGACCCGGTCATACGGCAGTTGCCAGGCAGTGGTGTACCCTTTACGGAGCGTGGCTTCCTGGAGATGATGCAGAACAATGCTATCTTTAGGCGGCCTGCGTGGGATGAGAAGGCCTTCCAAGCCTTCACGGATCGGGTGAATCATGCGTTTGGCCATGAGTACTTGAATGTGAATGACGCCAATAAGGTGGCACAGCTGATTAGGAATGGATGGTTGCGCAGATATATTGGACCTGATAGTGCGTTGAAGCATATTATGGGCCTGTGGCAAACGTGGGCAGAGTCGGGCCGGGTCGTGGGCCCTATGATGAAGTATCTGGCGAAGGAGGAAAGGGCCAAGATTCCGGATGGCGTCCTCAGTGACTATATGACCCAACTCGGCAGTGAGGCCTTTACGAGTGATGGAAGGTTGCTTGATAAGGTGATGGCTGCTGACAGAGCGTTTACACATCTGGTTATGACGCCGGAAACGTTCATTTGGAACTTTACGAAGGGCACTTCCTTCTTTGCGGGCGTTGAGGAGGCAGCAGCAAAGGGCCTGAGTGCTGAGGAAATGATTCATGTTGGGATGGGCAGAGCGAGCAAAGTGGTGCCCAACCTGCAGATGACAGAGCAGTTCATGAATGGGGTAGAGATGGCGGTGAAGACACAGAGCGGATTTTCGCCGTCGAGCAGAGCTCCCCTCCTTGCGTCCAGGAGCCCCCTCGGTAGATTGAGTACGATGTTGCTGACGTGGCCCACCCATCTGACGCAGTTCATGCAGCTCGGACTGAGGCAGGGCTTTGCAGACGCTATGTTGAAGCAGGAATATGGCAAGTTGATGCGGTATGGGGCCACTGTGGGCTTTACGTTTTCGCTACCGTACGTGATGGCTCAGATGGGGGCCGATGTGAGGAACACGTGGGGCCCTGGCCATATGCTGGCGTTGGCCAGTTTCCCCATTTGGTCCAGCATTTTGGATGCGTACAGGAGTGCAATTGGGCAGAGTCCTCAGGGGTATAAGAAGAATCAGTGGACATTGTCGGAGATTGTCAAGCAGGCTGCGTTGCAGACAGTGGTTCCTCAGGGGCGCTTTGGCAGCAAGGTGATGGACATTGCGCAGAACATCGAGAGGGGCTATGGAGTGGATGCGCGGGGCCGCTTTTTGTACCAGGCCAGTCCGTATGGAGAGCTGATGAGGCTGGCAGGAATCAACCCGGAGCAGGCATATCAGGCCAGAAAGTTGAGTCATACGCTGTTTGAGCTGAGCCATGAGTACAGGCAGGAGAAGGAGGCGGCCATTGATGCCATGCTGGGTGGCGACATGACTCCGGCACAGAAGTACATGGAGAAGTGGAACAACCCGATTACGCCAGAGGATCTGCAGAGGGCGTTGAAGTCGAGGCAACAGGCTCCGGAACAGAGGGCTCTGAGGGGCTTTCCGAGGCAGATTCGACCACAAGTACTGGAAGGAGCGAGGTGATGGCGAACGGTGGCTTCAGTCCGCTTGAGATGGCACTGATGGGTGGCTTGCAGCAGCAGGGGCAGCAGCAGGACGATCAGGAAGCGGAGGCCAAGAAAAAGAAGTTGATGCAGGCCATTGCGTTACAGCAGCAACAGCAGCAACAGATGCAGCAACAGCAAGGGCAGCAGGGGCGTTTGCCTGGTGGATTTCAGGGAATGAGTCCTCAGACACAGCAGCAGATGGGTGGTTTGATGCAGGCGTTGATGGGCATGATTGGTGGCGGAGGAGCGATGGGCGCAGGCCTAGCAGGAGGAGGAGGCATGGGCTCAGGAATTGGTGGGATGATGGCGGCGTGAAGTTCTTCTGGTACAGCGTCAAAGGGTATAGCTTGAGCCTGGCGCAAAGGCTGCAATCTGAGGGAAATAGGGTTCGATGGTATCAGGAGCAGCATAATGAGAAGACCAAGGGCACTGTCGGCGAAGGCCTTGTCCCAGTTGTCAAGACCTTTGCTCCAGAGGCAGACGAGGTTGTTGTGTTCGACTTTACTGGAGCAGGCAAAAAGGCCGATGAGCTCAGAAGGCGGGGTAATGCAGTGCTGGGAGGAAGCGTGTTTGCCGACGCTCTCGAGAAGAACAGAATGTATGCTACTCAGTTGATGAAGGCGGCCGGGCTCAAAGTACCTGCCAGCATTGAATATGGGAGTTTGAAGGAGGGCATTGAGTTTGTGAAGGCCCATCCAAACCCCTTGGTGTTCAAGCCAGAGGGCGATTTCCCGTCCTGGATGACCATGGTGGGTGACGACAATGAGTCATTGGCAAAGGACATGGAGCGCGTTGCGCGGATGCATGGAGACAAGATCAAGTTTCAGCTGCAGGAGAAGGTGAAAGGGACGGAGGTGTCCATTGAAGGATGGTTTAATGGTGATGATTGGATCTACCATTCTATCAACAGCACACTTGAGGAGAAACGCCTACTCACGGGCAGTCTGGGACCCAATACCGGTTGTATGGGTAATGTTGTCTTTTTCTACAGGCACGCAAGGCCGTCGCTGGCTAAGCAGACTCTGTTTAAACTGACACCGTTTTTGAAGAGGGTGGGCTATGTGGGACCGATTGATGTCAATACTAAGGGCGGCTATGCGCTGGAGTTCACGCCTCGCTTCGGCTATGACGCAGTGGAGGCGATGATTGAACTGTTGGACATGGAGTGGGGCAAAACGCTGGCAGACTGCGCCAGGGGTCAAGCCAATCAGTGGAAAGTGAGTTTTGATTATAGTGTGGGGGTGACGATGAGTGTGCCTCCATTTCCGTCGCACAACGAGGACGAAACGGCAAAGTCGTATGGTGAAGTGGTGCGGATGCCAAAGGAGTTGTGGCCTCATTTTTATATGGGCGACGTGATGTTGGACGAGGATGGCGATGTCATAAGTGCGGGCAACGATGGCGTTGTGGGAGTGATGACAGCGGTGGGCAGTACGGTGGCTGCAGCTCAGAAGTTGTGTTATGATAGAGTGAAGGAGGTGAGCGTACCGAATGTACAGTACAGGCTGGACATAGGCGATAGGGCCCTGAAGGAGATCCCTCAACTGCTTAGGGAGGTGAGCAGTGAAAAAGATTCTGCTGCTTAGCGTAGTCTGGTTCCTCATTACGGCACAAACGTTCACACCAGCGTCGTACTTCCAGGCGGGGTCCATTGCTGTCAATGGCGGCATTGTGATCCTGACCACACGGAGTACGTCCAACGCCACCATCAACTTGACGGGGTCTTGGACCGGAACGCTGCAATTCGAGGCATCAATTGACAATACGAATTGGTTCCCAGCAGGAGCGATACCGAGTGGCACAGGAGCAGCAGTCACATCAACAACGTCAAATGGCACCTGGACGTACCAGCAACCGTCTAGCCAACTTCGAGTCAGGGCGAGCGCTTGGACAAGTGGAACTGCCACAGTCAACATTCTGGCTTCTGCGGCGTCTGCACCCGGTTCAGGAACAGGTGGAGGAGGTGGAGGAGGAACAGTAACCAATGTGGGCACCAATGCGCCTCTCACCGGAGGTCCAATCACGTCGAGTGGCTCAGTCAGTATCAATGACTTTGTAGCGTCTGGGGCCAGCCATGCGAGGGGCACAGTACCGGATCCTGGAGTGACAGCGGGTACAACGAAGTTTTTGCGTGAGGATGCCACCTGGGTCGTTCCGGCAGGAGGGGGAGGTGGAACCCCAGGTGGCTCCTCCGGTAATCTGCAGACCAACAATGGGGCTGGTGGCTTTGGCGCGTACGCAGGCACTGGCTCAGCGTGCGCTGCCAACAACTTCATTACACAGCTTGATGCCAATGGCGCGAAGGTCTGTGCGGCAGGGAATGCGGGAACAGTGACAAGTGTGGCGACCACAGCTCCGATCACTGGTGGTACGATTACGGGGACAGGGACCATTGCAATTAGTGACTTTGTGGCCAGTGGGGCTTCGCACGCTAGGGGCGCTGTACCAGATCCAGGGGCTTCGGCTGGTACCACAAAGTTTCTGCGGGAAGATGCGACGTGGGCAGCGCCCTCTGGCGGAGGCAATGTGACGGCGGGAGGTACGCTGACGAGCACAGCCCTTGTAACTGGAGCAGGTGGCAGTGCCATCCAAACGCCCAGCGCTACCTCTACGATGGACGCGTCGGGCAACATCTCTACTCCAGGCAGCATGACAACGGGCAATGCTGGAGGTACGACGGGGTTTGTGGCGTTGAGTGGTGGTACGAGTGGTACGGTCACGATAAAGCCCCAGGCTGCGGCTGGCACATACGAGTTCGATTTGCCAACGACTGCAGGGAGTAGCGGAAGCCCTTTGTTGAGTGGGGGCGGGGCTGGCTCCCCGATGACATATGGTACGCGGTCTGGAAATACGACTACGTTTGCTACTACGTCTGGGACCTTCGCCTCAGGCAATTGCGCGAAGTTCGATGCCAGTGGGAACGTGGTGGATAATGGGGCAACGTGTGGTGCAGGGGGATCTACGACAGACTCGTCGATTACGGATGATGGCACTAATGTCAGCATGACGGAGCAGATCCTCTTCACCAATAGAGCGGCGTCCGCAACGCCAGCTGCTGGCATTACTGGATGGTGGGCAGATACGACGGACAAGAGGTTCCATGACAAGAATGACGCTGGCACCATTGGTACCACAGTGGTGGCAGATGCTGGAGCGTCTAACAATTTTTTGACTGCCATCAGTGCAGCAGGAGTTGTTAGCAAGGCACAGCCTTCCTTTGCCAATCTCAGTGGCACCACCAGTATCAGTACCAGAACGTCGTGTGTGAGCATTGGAGCCAATGACGCGTCGGCAGCACTAGCAGATAGTAATTTGGGTCCGCAAAGTCGGTTGTTCATGTGGCCTGTGGCCATGACGTTGACAGAGATCACTGTGGCGGCAGACGCCGGAACGCCCAACATTCAGGTCAGGAAGAATCATGGGGGCACGACCACCAATTTGCTGAGTGCGGTGTTGGCCACTGCGGCGTCTGGCAACCCCGCTTGTGCAAGGACGGCCACGAGCGCTACATGCATTGATGGCACAACGTCGTCTGGCAGTGTGACGTTGGTGACGGCGTCGAGTGCTAATGTGATTGCTGCGGGCGATTGGTTTGAGTTCACGAGTGGGACGGCTGGAGGGACAGCCAAAGCGTTCACAGCGTGCGCTACGGGGACGGTGAACTAACATGAAATACCTCCTGGTGGTTTTTGCGTTTCTGTGCCTTGTTGGAAATGCCGAAGCGACGATCACTCTTGTGCAACATGGCCAAATAGATCGTGGAACTGGTACTAATACATTCTCCTTCGGCAGCGCCGTCACGTCAGGGAACCTTCTTGTGGTGTTTTTCAACCTTGAGTCGGGAACTGGTACACCGACCTTCACGGGAAGTTCCCCTTGCAATGGGACTTGGGGTCCTTCGGTCTTTGTCAGCAATGCGACGCTTAGTAGTACTGCTGGGTTTACGTATACAAAAGCTACAGGTAGCGGCACATGTACGGTCACGCAGTCAGGCGTTGGAGGCTCTGTGTCGTGGGCCTGGGCAGAGTATTCAGCGAGCGCTGGGTGGGCCGCCACGGTGCTCGATCAGAGCATCGCGCAGAGCGCCCCCGGTACCCCCACGACATTCACGAGCAGCACACTCACGACCACCGTCAACGAGGAGGTGCTCGTGTATGGATGTCGAGTTCAGAGTGCACTCACTGGCACGTCAGCAGGTTTTACGACCGAGACCAACAACTCTAGCGCGCAGTGGATCAGCCTGGTTGACCGCGTAGTCAGTTCCTCTGGGGGCTATGCTGCAACGTGTACGGTGGCGTCCGCGGAATTTATCGACGTAGCCTTTGGCACGTTCAAGACGACCACTGCAGGAGGAGGAACGCCGATCAAGAAGAAGGTTACGAACAGTAAGCTCCAGAAAAACACTGGCAATAACAAGTTGCAGAAAGGATAGGCCATGTGGCTTCTTCTCCTTCTACTCTTGATTCCAACTTCGGCCTCCGCTGCGTCCTGCACTCCAGGCACGGATTGCTACGCTGACTGTGTGAATGGGCCAGATAGTGGCAGTGGATTTAAGAACTCGGCTTGCCAGACGAAGTTCGGCGTTGGTGTTCCAGTCGACCCGAATGTGCTGCTCGTAGAGGATTTCGAGCCCAATACTTACCACGACAACACCGGATTTGGGAACGGTGCCCCGTTTTATGGTCCTTGGCACGACAACACGGGGCAGTCGTGTAACATCGGGGTCAATTCGCTGTGGAACCGCCGCTATGCCAACGGCACGAGTGACATGTGGCAGAATCCCAATCCGGTCGGAGGTCCGGGGGGAATCGCGTGTACCTGTGGCGGAGCGGGTTCCTTCTGCGTCGGTATGCGTGTTGGGTCTGTGGGCGATCTCTGGAAAGCCAATACCACCGAGCCGTATGTCTACATGTTCCGCAAGGGCGAGTTTGCCACCGAGGTCGCGGGCAATCCAGAACCGACCCAGGCGTCGGGTGGTGGCACCGGGCCGTTTGACGGTCAGACGAGCATGGGCTATCGCAACGGCGTCGCGCAGGCGGCTGGCATCATCGGGGGCAAGAACTGGTCCACGCAACGGCATATCGGCTACACGGGCGTATTTGCCTACTCGCCCTTCGTAGGCCAACTCGTGAACAACAACAACTGGAAGCACGACGAGCATGTGTACTGCACCGGAGGGCACTTCGACGGCAACAGCATTGGGCATTTCGGCTACTCCAATTCGTACGGCGCGGGGTTTCCGTTCTACTGGTTCACCTTCGGCGAGATCGGCGCTGCGCCATCGTGTACCCTCATCTGTACCAATGCGACGTGCCCCACGCAACAAGGCCAGTGCAATACCGCCAAGGCGGCAGCGACCGTTAGTGCAGGCAGCCTCAGCTGCGACGTGGCCGGTAACTGGCTGGCCTTCCCCACAGGCTATACGCAATCGACGGATTGGCCAACCGGCGAATGGGGTTGTGTGCAGATTGATTTCAACAACATTGGGCTGTCGAACGCGAGCCTCGTGGTGAGTGTCACGACCGCCCATGGCACCAAGACTGTGATGAACATCTCGGGCTGGGACCTGACCCACACAGCGTGGGCACCGTATGGAGATGTCGGCTATGGGTGGGACAACTACGCCAACGCCAACTTCTACGGTCCTCAATCCACCGACGTCGTGTACCGTTACGCGGACAATATTCATATCCGTGCTGGCGCCCCTGTATCGTGTTCTCAAGTTGGGTTCAATGCAACGGCTAGTGGTGGTGGTACGGTGACTGGTGGCAAGACAGTGACTGGTGGCAAAGCGGTTATCCAATAAGGATGTAGGTCACGTCTGGGGGCACTCCCTTCTCCGCGACCATGTTGGACTCTTTGAGGGTCTGCATCGAGTTCTTAAACTGCATTGCGTTCATAAAGTAAATCAGTTTGCGGAGCAGTTCTGCGTGGCTGATTTCTCCTCCAAACGCTTTCATGGTCCTCATGATGCGTTCTTGGTCCTGCCCAATGGGACGCATGCCCAACCACTTGAACGTGTACAGCATTTCGGCTTCGAGGAAGGCCAGGATGCGACTGGCAGTCAGGACGTGGTCCAGGCTGATTGTGGTCTTGTGCTCAGCCGCTGACATGATCATGGCCACACGAATGATGTGATCAGGTTTGCGCTCATGATAGCCAGCCATCTTCTCGTCCTCGGGAATGCCCTTCCGTGTGGTGGCATACCACTGGACATACCAGTCCATGGCGTCTGGCGTGAACTTCATTTCTCCTTTGATGAGGGTACGGATTTCCTTCAGTTCGGCCAGCAGCTGGTCATAGCTGGGCGGAGGCTCCGGAATGGGGTAACACCTGCTAGTAGTTTCTTGAACCACGAACAGGAGTCGAGACATGAACCCACCGCCAAAGGCATCTTGGGGGATTGCGGTGACTAGCCAGTCTGGCGTGGATGCGAGGAGCGCTGTGATGGTAACATTTTTGAGGGTCTGCTTGCCGGCGTTCTTCGTTTTGTAGTCCCATTCGTCAGGGCAGTCGAACAGGGATGTCAGGATGGAGATCATTCCTTCGTTGTATTTTTGTTTCCCCAATAGAACAGCGAGCTCGGGTGCCGCCACCACTGCAATAGAGTCTTTGGTGGCCAATAGTTGACCCTCAACGACGGGAGCTTGATGGAGACTGTCAACCAAGGCCTCTGGAGTGGTTTTGTCTCTAATGATGTTGCTGTCACCCACACTTCCCATAAGCTTGAGTCCAAGGTTGATGGCTGAAGTTTTACGCACACGTCCAGTTGGTCCAACGAGTAGAACTTGGAGGCAAGGCCAGATTCGATAGTATCCTTTGTTAAAGAATACGCCTCGCCCAATAGCTGATCCAAGGGTGGCCGCCCCGATGAAGAAGTGGTACGCACCAGGCGCTTCGCTACCAATAGTCCACTCATAGTAGGCTCTGAGCCATCCTCCTTGTGGTATGAACTGGTCGAAGGGTTCAGTTGGTCTCAAACTCTGTCACCCTCTTCATATTCATGATTCCCAGTTTGGCAAAGTTGACCGATACAGGCTTCTCCATGTCTAGCTTGTCGGACGCTCGACCGTCAGGCCACACCCTCCCTTGCTGTGCCCACCTGAAGGGCTTCCCCGTATCAACAGAGACGTTCTCGAAGAAACGCATCTCCTTGAGTTCCTCCAAGTTGTTGACGCCTAGGTAGTGAATCGACATTCCTGAGGGTTGTATGATATAGGAGAGCCAACCTCTGATACGTATTCCCAATCGGTAGGGAATGCACACTTTGTGAACGTGCTGGGAGTACTCTGCGAGACAGTCAGACAGTTCTGCTAGGGTTTTGCCTTGGATGACAGGCGCCAACTTTTCAGTGCTGCCCATGAGGTCCGCAAAATCGTGGAAGCCTCGAAGGGTTCTGACCTTGTCGTAGAGGTAGTCTGGGGGGATGATCCAGTCGGGCTCGATGAGCTTGGCCGCCTGCAGTAGGTCGACACCCAGAACAGGGAGTCCGAGTTCATGGGTACCGTTATCAAGGATGGTGGGTCGCTGAAGGAACCAGTTGCTGTAGTCTTCATCCATGAGGACGAGATGTCCGAGAGCGAAGAAGAAATCGGCCTCGTGGATAAAATCGTCCATGTTGGGCTTGGGCACCTGGAAGGCGTATTTCATTGTAGGATGACCTTTCCGCGCGCGTCCTCTTCAGCACGCTTGTCAAACCAGAATGGGTGAGCATCGTAGTCGAAGGGCATCAGAAGGCCCGGCAGGTATTCACGACTGACTGCCGCAACGAGAGGTACATGGTCAAACTCCAGAGGGACAGCCATAACAAGAGCATCGTGCACATCAGCGAACACCTCAACCTCAGACCCAAATTGCTCTTCCACAGTACAGTGAGCTCTCTGCACAATGTCGTGAAGAGTAGACTGCGGTATGAACGCATACGCCTCACGTTCCTTATCACCATCTGATCCCTCACTGAAGAAACGTCTGCGATGATAAGGATTATATAGTACACCCTTTGCCAACGCCTCACGCGCTGTCTCAGCTTTCCAGATGACGATGCGTTTGTACGTCCTTGCAAGACCATCCACAATCTCCTTTGCGTCCTGGAGTGGTATGTTGTACTGCTCACTGATCGACTCCGCCTCCCGGCCATAGATCCAACCGAAGGTGGTGAACTTGGCATAGAAGCGCATCATCGGTGTGACTTCGCTGACTTTGTATCCCCTGATTCGACTGAAGATCTCGATGGCGTTTTGGTTGTGTACTCCACCTGGCCTTTCTTGGACTTCTTTGGCGACGGAATCGTTGGCACACCAGGCGGCGATACGAAACTCCCCTTGCTGCGCATCGACATACGCGATAAGCTTGCCATGTTGACGCACAACATGACGTACTCGGGGTGGGAGCGTATGAAACCAAGCTGAGTACCGCCCAGTCTCAGTGCCATGAACTTTCCAGTCGACGACCCAACGCCCTCTTTCATCAACACTTTCAGGTCGGACATATTTAGATAGATCGTTAAGTGGCCTTCGACAAGCAAGGATGAGCTGAGGGATGCCCCCAGAATGTGGCAATCGTCCGAGCTTGACGAGGGCGTCATCATCTGTGGTGATTTTGCGCTCGCGCCCTTTGCGATTGTACTGCTTTGGCAACTTGAGCACTTCGTAGAGGAGACCCTGACAATCTTGCCATGACCTGGGATTGAAGAATCTGTTCCCACTCGCTTCCCGCAACTTTCGCAAATGTAGATCCGCATCCTCCTTCAGCTCCTTTGCGGCCTCGCCGAGGAGGCTCTTGTCAACGGGAACACCTCGCATGTGCATGCTTCGCACATGATGAGCAGCACGCATGACCCACTGAAAGAGGTCCCACATGCCCTCCGCCACAAGTTCATGCTTCATCAGTCTCCAGCATTGAAGCGTAACATCGGCATCCTTGGCAGCATACAAATGACGATCCGTCTGAATCGTGTCCTTGTAGTAAGGGTAACGTGCATAACAGGAGTTGATGAATCCGAGATCATGGGGGGCTGGAGACTGAAGGAGATGATGGGCCAGCATCGTGTCTGCGTAGATCTTGAGGAGGGGGGCACCGAGCTCGTGTAGACGAAGAGTGTCAAACATGAGAATGTTCTGGCCGACCCACCTGAGGGGTCTACGGAGTAGACGGAAGAGTGGCACAAGGTACTCTTCCTCCATGTCAATGACCACTGCCTCGCGTGGTTTATAGGAGAGGTTGACTTGTGTAATGAGACCGAAGTCATAGGTAGTCTCCAGGTCAAGGCTCACCTCACTCTCGTCGGGGATTGCTTTGCACCACCTGTCAAACGTGTCAGCGTTGGGTTGAATGATGTATTGGACACCTTTGTCGGTCGGCCACTGCTCAGCCTGACGCATGGCGAACTTTATGTCGGCGACACAGAAGCGCCACATGTTGGGCACTTGCATGACAAACGCTGGGTTGAAGACGGGAACTACTTTGATTCCATTCCACTCGAAGCAGGATCCCCTCCAATTAGTAATACCCGTCTTGCCGAAGAACTGCAGGGCAACGTCCCCTGCTGCAATGATGACTCGAGGACTGACTTCACGTATTCGCCGAACCAGGTCACCATACGCGGCGGTAAGATCGGGTTTGGCGCCGGCCAGGTCGTCGCGTGGTGGCCTGTGCTGGAAGACGTTGTCAACATGTATCTCACGCCTGAAGTGTCCGGCCTCATAGAGCCATCGTCCCAATATTCGACCGGCACCTCCAGCAAAAGGTGTCCCTGTTTGATCTTCCTCGGCTCCGGGTCGCTCGCTGATGAGCATGACTCGGCAAGGCTTTGGTCCATCTCCTTCGACATGTTTTGACCCCCAATGATTAACGCATGTGCACGTCATCTTTTTTCAGGACCTCAATCAGTTGCTCCATTCTTTCCATGATGCCTGAACCGACAACAAATATTACGAGTGTCAGGCAGAGCACGACAAAGGCGTGAACGGCAATCCAGGTGTCAGCATTCACTTTGGGCCCTCCTCGTGGTCATCGCTGACCTTTCTGCCACGTCTCTAGCCACGCCTTGGCGTAGCCGATGGCCTGCTCTCGCTTGCGGATGTACTCTTCGACGTGGGCGCGCACGAGGTTGTCGTTCTCTGCTGAGAACTTGGCAAGGATCGTGCGCCGCTCTTGGTTGTACTCTAAGCGAATCCTCAGTCCGTCATGAATGTCGAGTCCGGTGAGTGTCTCGCTCATCGCTGGCGGGCCTCGGCGCGATCCTTGAGGGCGCGATCCTTCTCGGTGCTGAGGTGACGAATCAGTGTCGCTGGAGAAAGGTTGTCGGGGCTCACGTCACAGACAACAGCCGCGAACCCAAGCAGCGTGGCGAAGTCTGCGCGGAAACGAGAGAGCGTCTCATGAGGCAGCATTACCGTCGGGAACTGGTCCGGTACAATGGGCAACTGGTTGTCGATGTACAATCCTTCGAGCCGGCGACCCGATTTCTGCACAGCATGGACAAGCTGATCCCACGGATGTTGACCCCAGGGCACATCGAGCCATTGGCTCATCGCTGGCGAGCCTCGGCGAGGACGAAATACCTACCGCGCCACCGTTGGGCGGCGTCTTGCCATTCCTTGCTCTCCTTCGACCAGTCGCCGTTGCCCCCCGCGTTGGCGATGATCCCCCACGCCAGTTCCATTTCATCGAACAGCCGAGCATTCTCCTCGCGCAGGCGGTCGCGCTCGGCCATCACTTCTCGGATCTGGATGTCGGAGTAGGCAGACAATGTTAGCCACCCGCATTGTAGCACGAAGTGAAGGTTTGGCACACGGTGCATACGTAGACGGCTCCGCCGAGGATGTAGGTGTAGGTGTAACACAGTAGTCTCATCTCAAGTTCACCTCTGCGCGTTTGATTACGCTATAGAAGTTGGTTGTCTGATCGTACCGAAGACTCATGTATTCTTCGTCAAGCCATACGATCATTGGCCACTCGCTCTGATACGGAATACGAATGATGAGTGGCAGCCTCTTGGCAATGGCGAGTATCACCCCCCTCTTCTCAGTTTCGAACACTGGATCTGGACACACTGTGTAGGCAGTAATGCTGTGCCATCCATCGCTGTCCACCCAGTACTCGTCTTGCGGCAACGCCCTCAGGATCTCAGTTGTTTTCCAGATCAGTGTCCGTTGACCAGTTGCAGGAACTCCGATCTGGCCTCCGGTTTGTCGAACATTGCTCCCCTCATTGCGCTCGTCACTACGTTGGCTGACGTCCTGACCCCCCTCATCTGCATGCACGCATGTTCTCCTTTGATGATGACGCCTGCGCCGATGGGTGAAGGTTTGATGCGCCCCATGACGGCGTTTGCAATGTCATCTGTAAGGGTCTCCTGCTTGATTGGGGCGTTGAGGCAGTGGTCTGCAATCCGCATTAGTTTGCTGAGCCCCACAACGCCACCCCGTGGAATGTATCCAAGGCTGATATCGAGCCTGACGGGCAGCAGGTGGTGTGGACAGATGGTCCACGCCTGATGATGCCGTGCCACGATGAGCTCACTGTACGTTTCCTCATACACTGGTGGAAACGCTGGCTTGTGGTTGAACATCTCTTTATAGTATTCGAGCACTCGGTGTGGCGTTTTGATGTAATCAGAGTCGTTCACATTCACTTCCAGGCCCTGCAGCAACATCTTGATCCCGCCGATGATCAGGTGATCTTTCATGTCCCTCTCTTGTCCCCATAGGCACGGATGTGCAAGCGGTCCGAGTACCGCCACCCGTTCTTGATACATTCGTTGAGCATCCACGCCAGGCTCAGGTCGAGCTCCTGTGGCGTCGTCGCCTTGGACATGATCCAGGTGTTGGGCAGGTTAAAGGATTTGACGAGGTTAATGTCTTTGGTGGTCTCCACGACGAATTTGAAGTGGGCTCCCTCCTTCTTGAACCACTCCAAGACCTCTGGCTTGATACACTTGTTGAAGTCATCCCGTGTGTTGATCTTGGGCGAAACGACCCACTTGATCTTTCTGTAGGGCGCCAGGAAGTGTGGCTTCCGGGTCCCATTGGTTTCGAACTGTACCTGTTTCTCGTCCTTCAGGCTGGCCACAAACCAACTCAGTTCTTTGTCCCACAGGAGGGGCTCTCCACCCGTAATGACCACTAGTTTGGGCTTCTGGCTGTTGGTCCAGATGGCTAGCTCTTTGAGGTCGACCCGCGGAGCGTCCTCCTTGATGTTGGTGCGGGTGTGGTCCCATGTGTACCAAGCGTCACACCACTCGCAGTGCAGGTTGCAGTACGCTGTGCGAATGAACACTGCTGGCGTGCCTGCGAAGGGCCCCTCACCCTGCACAGAAACGAATTTCTCACTGAGGGGGATCATATCAGTTTGCCCTTCGTGAGCTGGTTGATGATGGCGTCCTGTTGCATCTGGTTGATCTGCCGAAGCGCCTCAGCCACGATGCTCATTCGCTCGTAGACTGTCACGGCGCGTTGCATCAGCATCAGGGCGTCATCGACAAACACGTTGACAGGGTCCACCTGGATGTGGACAGATGTGCCCCTGTCAGTCTGCTCCGCTGTGATTGTAATTGTAATTTTTTCAACCATCTCGTCTCCCTTCGTAGGTGGCCCACGCGTCTTCGGTCTCGAACACGGTCACTTGGTCAACGTGCCTGATGACTTGCTCCATGCCATGAAAGATGGTGGCGGCCAGGAACTCGGCAGTCACGTCTTTGACTCCCAACACGTCATTCAGGTTGTGATGATCGAAGCGGGACTGGAAGTTGTCTCGCCAGGCCGTACTGATTTCGGAGAAGTCACAGACGGCATTGGTGCTGGGATCGACAGGGCCCTTCAGTGTGATGATGACTCGGTACGAGTGGCCATGCAGCCGATGGCACTTGTGCATGGTCGGCCAGGTAGCGAGCCTGTGCGCTGCCTCGAAACGGAAGGCCTTACTGATTCTCAATAGTCTTCCCCCTCATAATCATCGCAATACTCTGCGATCTTGGCTAGTGATGATTTCCGGACGTACTTACTGTCGATGGACTTGTTTTGCCCATTCTGTGTCTGCCAATGGCCCTTCGCACAGTAGGCAAGGACCCCACCCTTCACCTTGCAGTGGGAGCAGTCCGCGCAGTTCCGGGTGGGGAATCCCATTGCGTTAGCCTAGTGGCGCAAAGTCACTAATTTTGGCCGAAGGCTTCCCTTGATACTCTTCGTTCTTGATCCAGACCCGAAGGCTCTTGCCGACACAGGCTGACTTCTGGAAACCCTCTGCTCCAGGGAAGATGCCGAGGGCGTTGACCCAGTCCCTCAACTTCCAGATGGCCTGTGGAAGAAGGGAGGTGTTGTAGAACACTGGTCGATACTCCACGCCATCCCCCTGGATGTCCAGTTGCCAGAGGAGCATGGGATTGCCTTCTTTGCTCCTCTGATTCTCGACCTTCATGATGCGGCCTACGTGAGGCCCATCCGGAGGGAATGGGTGCTGGCCCTCGATGTTGGTGAAGTCGATGTCAATGTGATCGCCCACTGACATATCACGTTCTGCCATGTTTCGCCTCCTGGTTAGAAGTTCACTCCTGCCTTCTTCAATAGTTGCTGGATTGCTGGGATGTCCCTAAAGGACGGCACCACCTCCGTTTCCGCCAGTCGCCCAAAGCGATCTCTGGCAACAAATTGGCCATCTGGTGCGGTTTGCAGGACTCTCTCAAGCTCGCCCTTGCTGTTGCGACGTGCTCGCATTCGACAAACAACGTCACATAGTTTGGGGAGATCAGTAGGGAGTTCTTTGCCCGGCAGGTCGGGCAGTCCAAGTACCAGCTGGCTCTCATCCTGTTTGAGGTACTGTTCGTGGCACACGAAGACAACATTGAATCCGTAATCTCGAAGGTCGCGCAGCTCCCTGGTACTCTTCCTAACTCTCTCCACCATAAGACCCCAGTCAGGAAGGGTTGCGGCTTCTTTGGCTCCTTTGATTTGTCCAATGACTGCACGGCACATTTCCCCCAATGTGTCCACAATGACGGATTTGCATGGATATTCTTTTCCACCGATGGTCAGTTTGCCAGTGGACGCCAAGCGTTGGGCAATTGCGACACCCTCCATCACGTCTGACCAACTGTTCATGACACTGATGGTGATGTCTGTTAGTACGCTGCCAGAGCCAGCCTCGAAGTCCCACAGCCATGGGTCTGGGAAGCAACTGGCCAATGGCGTCTTGCCCACGCCAGCTGTTCCGTAGATGAGCCATGTGGTGCCGGCCCTGCTTTTGGCCTCCTCAGTCGTGATCGTTTTCAATCGCCTTCTCCAGGATGTCAGCCTCCCTTGGTTTGCGCTTCTTGAAGAAGTTTTCCTTCAGCATGGTCTCCCTCATCGAAGGCGTTTCGGTGCACAGCTTGTGGAAAGGGCACCGGTGGCCATATGAAAAGCACTCGTTGGTGTTCTTGGGAAATGCTCTGGCGTAGCCAGCGTCCACCTGATAGTCCAGAGCAGCCTCAATAGAGGTCATCTCCTCCTTCAACTCACTCTCGAACTCTTCGAGGAGCCAGTCGGGCGTCAACACAGTGTCGCGGACGTAGTCTGGATACTTGGTGGCCCGTAGAAGGCTGAGCATGACGCCTTTGGCATCAATTCCATTCTGCCTGGCGAGGTAGACGTAGCCAGTGGTCTGCTGATCGATCTGGAGTCTGGCAGTCCAATCACTGGCGATCTGCCCACTGGTCTTGAACTCATGGGTAAAAATACCGATCTTTTCTACTTCAGCCAGCTGATCAACCACGCCCACATAGTAGAACTTTCCGAAGACTCGGTGGGAGAAGAAGGCCTCTCCCCTGATGACCCGGAAGAACTTGTCAGAGGGCCCCAGTTCCTTCACGTATCCACGGACTAGCTTTCGGGTATAGTCCTCGAGTTCTTTGTACTTGTGCTCCTCATCTGGCAACATGCCCTCTGGCCTCTCGAAGTAGCCCTCGCTGAGGGCTTGCTCGAGGTTGCCCGTCAAATAGTAGTTGTAGAGGATCCTGTGCGCCATGCTGCCACGTTCCATTGGGTCACTTTTGCCAGGATCCAGTTCACAGACGTAGGTCCAGTAGAACTTCCTGTGACAACTCCTGTACACCTGTAGTGCTGAATGGTCAAGGATCATAGTGCTGGGTCCGGAATGCCGGCCTCTGCAAAGCCGTTTGCTCGCACTTTGCATGAGGGGCAAATGCCACAAGGCCTTTCTTGCCCAGCGTAACAGGACCAGGTGAGGTGCAGTGGGGCATTCAGCTTGATGCCCGCCTCGATGATTTGCCCCTTCGTCTTGTGAATGAGGGGAGCAAATATGGTGATTTTCCGCCTAAGGCCCTCATTGAGAGCGTTGTGCATGGCATTGATGAAGTGTGGCCTGCAGTCGGGGTAGCCAGAGTAGTCAACTGAGTTCACACCGATATAGATGTGGTCGATGTGCTCACTGTCGCAGATGCCACCGGCCAGTGCCAGGAAGACGATGTTGCGTCCTGGTACAAAGGTGGCACTTACTTGTTCGCCAATCTTGTCCTTGCTTGTTGTGGCTGCAAGGTTTTGGTCCAGCTCGTTGTCCAGCAAGGCACCAGTTTCATTGGTTGGCTTGATATGGCTGTATAGCACAGGAACAGTCTGCATTGGTACTTTGTAGTGTTCTGCGACCCGAAGGGCGTGCATCACCTCGTTCATGTGCGTCTGGCCATAGGCGAAGTGGACGCACTTCACCACGTCGTCGTGCTCAAGGGCGAGGGCTAGGGTGACTGTGGAGTCAAGGCCTCCACTAAGGAGTACTAGGGCTTTTGGCATTCAATACCTCCTCTCTGTATCGTTGTAGGTACCAGATTGCCTTTTCGACGGCTTCTACTGCTTGAGTGTGTGTGCGTTTCCGTTTGCTGTAGTGTTCAGCCCTCACAGCGTACTTGACCACATTGCCAAGATGGAAGCTCATTCGCTGCGCCTCTATGAGTTCGAGGGGCTCTATGCTTCCGTCCTTGTAGTGGGTGCTACCCGTCGGTATCGCCATTTTCTTCCATGGGCACATTGTTTGGGAAGCAGGACTCGTGGTATGTGCCCTTTACCTCCTCGTGGATGAATTCTTCTCCGTCCCAAGACCCCTTGCTCAGCTCCATGATGATGTCGCCGGTCTGGATGAGCTTGTCACACGCTGTGCATTCCATTTCCAACCTCCTATCTAGTGGTTGACAAATGTTCGCTACATGGGAAAGAAGAGCCTCCCCGAGGGCAGGAGGCTCCCTTCCTACTCCACCATTTTCAGGTCTTCTGCTGCAACTCCGAACTCCATGTTTGCAATTCCGATGGCACCAGCCAAGGGCTTGATCGCCCAATCCATCTGTGCCCGGAGCGTGTGGCCATCAAGCATGGTTTCGATGTAGCCTTTGGTCCCTTCAATCAGGATGTAATCCTGCTCGTCCAGGACGCCTTGGCTGGTGACTGTTCTCTTCAGTTCAACCCTCACTTCACCATCTCCGCCAGCTTCTGCGTCTTCTCGATGATCTCGGCTGGCAGTTGGGTGGTCAGGTTCTTGCAGTAGTCGGCTACTTCCTGAGCGAGTTTTGCTGACTCGCTTGGCTCTGCCAGCTGCGCTGGTGGCGCCTTTGCCGGCTCTGCCGGTGGGAACTTTGAATCCCCGAATGACGGCTTGTCGTCTTTCATTGGGCTTGTCCTTTCTAGGCAATGGATTCCAGGTACTCCTCCAACTTCATACCCGCCTCCTTCGCCTTTGCACGAAGGGCCTTCATGACAGCGTTCTGCTTGTCATGATAGTTCTTGTGGTACTGCTTGATCTTGTCCTTGTTCGCCTCGTAGTACTCCTTGCGCTTGCTGTAGATTTCCTCCTTGTGGGTCTCGAAGTACTCCTTGCGCTTGGCCTTTTCCTTCTCGGCCAGCTCAGGATTCGATTCGAGCTTCTCGACCTTCTTGGCCTGGTACTCCTTGCGGTATGCCTTCGCCTTCCTCAGGCGCTCCAGTGCCTGCTGCACCTCCTCGTCCGTCGGCTCGTAGGTGGTCACTTCGTCGGTCATAGTGGATCTCCTCTTTCGTGAGTAGGTTGTGAACGGACCTGTCCTGTAGTGCCCTCAGGATGTCGTTGCGGTGGGCTAGATGACGCACGCTGCGCCACTTGGACACTATGTACTCGACAATGTCTAGCCCTGTCATGTTACTGAATCGGTAGCACACACCTTGAGGCGTTTTGAACACTCCGCCACCCGTCTGAAAGGTTGTGACTACCTGGCCCCCTGTAATACGGGCCAACTGATCGAGGGGTGCTTCCACAGGGGTAATTTTTGGTAGGAGGCCCACCTCCTCTAGAAAGGGCCTGATTTCGTCAGGAGTGAGTACATGTCTCGTGGTGCGCCAAACGCGCGGCTGCCTCATCACGACGTGCACACCGGCGGTGGTGTGATACCGCATGTACTCGTTGCGCTCCTTGACGTAGATGATACCCCTGTATCCGAGGTCCTCGATCACCTCCCCGTCGAATGCCTGTGCTAGCAGTTTTGTTCTTGACATGCCTTCATTATACCCTGGAATAGAAGGGAAGTCAAATTTTCTTTTGGATCGCTTACTAGTACTATGCAGCCGTGCAACAATGTGTTGTATCTCAGCCTGCGTCAACATAGGATTCGAGCCACCGAGCACTGCATTGTTGACTACAGAACTCCCTCACCTCATCATCTGGACATTTGGTCGCAATGCCTGGATTGTAATACACCTCCTGACAGTTGGTGCAGATCTTCATAGGAGGTCCTCCAGGTTGATGCCGAGTTGTTTGGCTTTGCGGATGAGATCTCTGTCCCGTTTGTTGCGTCCACGCATGTACTCCCTGCGTTTGATGATGATGTCTGGCCTTTGATTATACTTTTTCATGTACGCTTGGCGGTTTCGAAACCGGTTAACCGCTGCACGGAGTTCAGGGTCGGATAAGCTGTCCTCACTGGGCGCATCTTCTATCTCGTCAAAGGCTGCTTGACATTCCCGGCAAACGCCGTTCAGTTCTACCAGCTCGTCCTTTGTCTTGACTTGTTCACATACCACACATTTCATTTCACTGATATCAGGCATATGTCATAGCGCGTTGCGCTCCTCCTTCATTCTGTTGATTAGGTTCTCGACGTACTTGATTTCTCCTGGCAGTGCTAGGAGCCTTGCGTTCAGTTGATCAAGGTGCTTCTGCTGATTGCGGATCTGCATGTACAACTTGTGTCTCTTGTCCTGCCGAAGCGCTCTGCGTACTTCCTCCTGTGTGTACACAGTATGTTCGATCTGTTCCATCAACTTGGGACGTGGCGGTTTGCGTCCTATGACCTCTTGCCACTCTGTGTCGTCGACTGTGGTCACGGGGACTTCGTACATCTCTCCAGCCACGCGTGCTGCTGGCTCTAGGCTCTTGGGGCACACGATGGCTGTCGGGTATGCGTATTGGGAGCGATAGCCGGTTGAGCCTTCGTGGATCCAACCCCACATTGCGATTTGTACTAGTACAGAGCCAGCTGGCTTGAACTCAGGGTTGCCGTACAGTGATTTGATGTGGTACGGCTTCGTGAGCTCAGTGGACTTGACGCCGTAGATGCCACATCCACATTTAGTGTACGGTATGTCTCTGAGTTCGTGTGCACGACCGCAGTACGCTTTCTGTGCCTGCCGCGGTATCCAGTCGTGCGTCTGTGAGGGACTGGACAGCCAGCCCGTGTCATCGAGTAGCAGGCTCTTCCACGAGCGGAAGCTCTCTTGTTGGCTGTTCAATGGGTTCCTCCTTCTTTAGTGGTAGTGTTTCGGGTTGTGGGACGTGTTCGTGGAACTTCTTGGGCTCACCGATTTCCATTGAGATCACCTCCTCTCTGACATCATTATACTATGTTGTTAATTGGAAGTCAAATATTTATTTGGATTGAAAAGTTGATCTATTGACCTTTGGTCAGTTCAAAGCGCCACTCTTCTGGGCAGTCGGCGTCAGCTGGGTTGATGAGTTCTGCTCGTGTCACTGTGTAGCCTAGTGGGATGAGCATTCCTGTTACGAGGGACGCTAGGACGCAGTGGTCGAAGATGTGGACTGTACCTCCTGGTCGAAGGGCGTAGTGGATGTTGTGTGCGACTCTGCGTAGCTTGGGGAAGTCAATGATATCGTCTTGTAGAAAATTGGATTCACTGTTGTGGTATCTGAGGACTTGGGAGACGTTGATGTGTTCAGTTGGTGGGAGTGCTAAAGGCATGGTGATGTCTCCGTAGATGACTTGACCTGTGTAGTTTGGGTTCAGTCTAAGGACTTCGTCCTTTGGCAGTATGTCAATGACGTGTGTGGTCCCTTCTTCGATGGATTCTCCCCCTCCGAAGTCGTACCTTCTCATGCGCAGTGCTCGCAGGTTTTGGTTGAGTACCAGCTTTGGAACCAACGTCGGCAGCGTTTGCATTGAAGTGTTAGCATGTTATGACTCCTCTCCAGCTTCGCTGGCTGTGTACATTTCCCACTCGTCGAGTTTGTGGATTGTGTCACTGTCCTCGTTGAGGGATGCGCCGATGCGATTGTTACACTGGACGCATCTGTAGGTGGCTATTGCTGATCCAGACTCATCTTCGTTTTCCACTTCCATATCGACTGGTTCTACGTGGTTGAGACATAGTAGCCTGAGATCACTTGCTGGTATTTGGCTCATGAGTTGTTCACACTGTTGACGGTGAGTTCGAGTTCACGTACTGATTGGAGCCACTTCTTGTGGGCTTTCGTTTGTGGCTTGAACTCCAAAGCGTGTTGAATGACGTCGAACAGTGTGTCGTACTCGTGGTCGGTCAGTTTGAGTGTGATGGTTTCTTTACGATTCATGAGTTGGTCTCCTGTGCGATGTACGTGATGGCTTCGATAATGTAGTAGTTTGTCATGCTACTAGCTTTACCGAACGCTGGTGGATAGCTTCGAGCATTGCGTAGAAGGTGTTCTACGCGTATGCGGTGGATGAATGGGAGCTTCATGCTCCTTTCTTCTATCTGTCTGAGCAGACTGTTGGTGTCTGCGTCATAGGATAGATATTGGTTGGTACTAGGTGCAACGCGCTGTTGTTTGGGTCTGTCTTCTGATTTTAGGTCGTACTTCTTGATGTGTTGTTGTTCTATTGATCGACGGAACCAGTGAATTGATCGTTGTTTCATTTGATGTTCTTTCTGTGTTTCGTTTGATGTTATGTTATATATAGAAATTTAGCTTCTATAATATATATAGGAAACCGGATAAAATAGACAGGAGTTATGAATATAACGAAACAAACAAAAGATTGACTACCACTTGATGATGTGGTATAATGGGATTAAGGAGGAGTGATATGGACAATGTTACGTGTAGAATGTGTGGCGAGGAGCAGTTGGGACCTGAGGCGTTGGCTGCAGGTTGGTGTGTTAGATGTTGTTTGGCGTGGTACGTCCGCGAAAAGGCTAAGAGGAGGGCGTATGATAAGAGTAGAGCTGTGATAAGGAGAGAGATGAATAAGGTGAATAGGTATACTAGGAGGAGTATTATTAAGAGGGCGTTTGAGGGGCTAGGAGATAGTCTGCCTGTTGATACGGAGTTAAAGGATACCAAACGTGATAGTGATACGTGACATAATACTTTTAGGTTAGATAAGTCTCTCTCTCTCTCTCTCTCTCTCTCTCTCTCTCTCTCTCTCTCTCTCTCTCTCTCTCTCT